CGTCCCTAAGATCGGCTGGGTCATTGTTGCCATATAGGGCCAGTTGGTAATTGCTTGTCTTTTCGTAGACGGTTCCCATCAGACCACTTCCTTAGATTCTCTGACAAGGATTTCGAGCTGGTGAATTTTCTGATCCAAGATACGCATGGAATCATTATAGCCGTCTCGTAAGTCCATGGGCGTATCGTCTGTATAGAGAGGTAATGCGAGGTGTTGCGTCATATCGTATCGACTGTTGACCATTACTGTAGCGCCCTCTCTCGGGGAGTTACCCTCGGTTCTTTGTTGCCGAAAATATCATGATTGCCCAATACTGCCCATGTGATGCAATCATATTGTGCGGCCTGTTTGGTGGTCATAGTTGCCATCTGGTCTACCCGTGCTCCGAATACGGCCAATTCGCGGTACATGTCACGATCGGTGTTTTTGGAATCCTCGTATTGTCCTGTTGTCGGATTATAGGTGAGCGACGATGTTTGATACCGGTCTACCTTTTTCGCGAGATCATCCAGTGCGGTATCGACTGAGGCCTGCCACGCAGCGATCTCGGAGAGAACCTTATCGATGGCCTCGACATCGGCGTTTTCGTCCTTGGCGAGATTGTCCAGCTGTTCCCTGAGCTGGTCGAGATGCTCGGCCACCTCCTGCACATACCCCAATACGGTCAAGGTGTCACGGTATGAGAATGGCTGAACCGTCGTGAAATACCGTTGTCGCGGGTCGATATCCAACGGTGCGGCACACATGTTAATTCCGTCCATAATACTCCAATCTGTCTGTATCCAGTATACTCTAGTGGCCGAGATTATAGGCGAGTGACGTGGAATACAATTGTGGTACGTTGGTCATGTCGTCGCCACTGCCCCACATGCCCATAAACAAGTCTTCGAGCGAGTTGATTACCATGAGATCAATGTTGAGCATGGTATTACGCCAGTCCTGCAACAGCTGTGACTGAGAGCCGCTGGTCCCGAGCGTGTGCGACGTGCTATTGCCTTTGTCCGAAGAGTGCGCGTAGTCGGTATTGCTGGTACTGGTCGCGGTGGCCGAGCTGTCCTGCTGCGTGCTTGTATGCGTATTGCCGGTCGAATCCGTCTGCGATGCGGTGGTGGCATACTTTCGAAAATCGTCAATACGGGTTTGTGGAAATTCCGAGTTAAAAGTCATTGACGAATTATCGGCTGTAGTGTCGGACGTGCTGTTCGCGGTGGACTCGTTGGATTGAGTGCCTGAAGATTTGCCCGAAGATTCATTGATACTGGTTGAGTCCATTTCCTGCCGAACGTCGGATGTGATGAACGGGTCGAATTTTCGTTGTGCGGAAACGTAGAGCTGATTGAAATAGTCCATTTGTTCGCGCATGGTACGCCCCAAATAAAAAATGAACATTTGCGGAGTTTCCGAACCGATTTCCCTTAGTGCGTAGTGTGCTACGATTTTCTCGTTCAGTTTCGCCCTATAGTTTTCGTCGAAAATCGGATAATACTCCGAGGACAGATGTAGTTTTTCGTCCGTATTGAAACCACGGTCTATCAGATTGCCGAGCGTCAAAGTGTAATCCGACATACTGTCTTTGATGGCGTACATGCTCAAGTCTTGCACCATGATTATTCCTCCTCCTTGTTGCCTTCCACGTCCAATAGCCCCCCTGAAGTAGTATCATTCCACTCGATGCCAATAGGGTATCCCGAGTCGGCCATTTGCGGCCACAGGCGGTTGATCGTATCGCACGCCTGCTGGCGAGCTTTCAGGTAACTGAGCCTGAACACGTTGGTGCGGCTGTTGCCCGCCGTGACTTCCGATTCAAGCAGTCGCTCCTTCTTTTCGGTTGTCGAATTGTCGATACCGAGATAGTTCACAAGTTCGTTCCAGATCTGCGTTTTCGTGGTAATGATTTTATCCGCAAGGAAAGGGGTGACGTTAGGGAATGTTTGGAACATGCCGGTAATGTCCGCAGAATCATACGTGTAAATGTACGGGTCGCCGTCTTCTCGCGCTTTCATGAGATTTTGGGCGGTGAGCTTGTTGGTTTCGGACGTGGCGATAATCAGCGGCACCGAGATATTGTCAAGGTTGACGTCAAGCGCTCTATCCGCGATAGCTAAACGTGTGGCATAATTCCACATGACATCGACCATCGTGCAACGTAGCTGGTTATCCCAAATCGGCACGCACTTTTTCGAGCCGATCTGCGGGTGCGAATAATTGGTTGCCACCGGCTGAAAACTAGTTGGATTATTATAATTGTTCACACCGCCAATGTTGCCGGACGTGACCATAAAACGGTTAACCCCCTTACGTTTATCGGGGAAAAACAGCGCCAAACCGTTCTCAAATAAAGTCAATTCAAGGTAGCGCTCGTCAATGTACGGGGGTAGATTAATCCATCTGAAACGTGACACCGCCAACATTTCAATCAACTTCATGTACTGGTTGATTCGCAGACTTTGCCGCATTTCAGGCAGATTCAAATTGCCCCACATAGAGCCGAGCACACTTTGGTTATCCCAGTGCGCGGCCTTCCTTGCATTGTTGCGTTTACCCACTATAACCGTCCTTAATATAGTAATGGGGAGAGTTGTTGTACTCTCCCTATTATATGTCAGTATGCAATACCGCTTAATGGCCTATTGTCCGCATAATCGGTGACACCGATCTTATCGGGGTCAGTCCATACCGTCACGCCGGATTCGAAAATACCTTTCACGGTCAGACGGTACTCTTCTGGACACGTGCTCGACCTTACGTACAGCTCATGGAGTTTCCAGTATGTAAAATTAGACATTGCCATCAAATTCGAGGGCAGTTGCATAAAGCGCTGCACATAGTACCCATACCTTAACCACACTTCGCCAATGGCTTGCATGGCGGCGGGCGGAATCTGCCGGAAACGCACCATCACACCAATCAACCCGTTCGCCAAGTTGAAGGCGTCACCGCCTAAGGCGCCGGACGTAGTAGGGGGTACGGTTTGAGTCTGCTGCACTTGAGCATTGATACCGGCGATCGTGTTTTCGTAATCGCCTTGCGCGGTAGCCTGTGCCAATTGCCTGTTCATATCCGCAAGCTGCATGGTCTGTTGATTGGACAGATTCGTTTGCGCGAGACTATAGGCGTTGGCCTGCGAAGTGCTGGCATTGTTCGTGGTTTGTGTGTTCGCAAGTTGCTGGTTTGCGGTTGACACGTTGTTATTGTAGGTTTGCTGGTTCGTCCATGCGCCGATTGCCGTTCCTGCTATGGCACCGGCCACACCTCCCACATTGCCGGTGACGGCTGAGCCGACGGCGTTCGCCACGCCCGACCCAATCGTATTCAGTTGCGCCATTTGATTGTTGAACCCAAGGTTTTTCAGGGTCAAATCGGTACCCATTTGTGCGGATTGGTTGCTTATCGCGTTCATGGCGTTACGGTTCGACGTGCCCAGACGATTCTGGGCGCTTGCGTACTGCGTGCCCAATTGTGCCTGAGCGTAAGCATTGTTGATGCCCATTTGGGTTTTCTGATACCCCCAATTGGCGGATTGCTGGGCGTATTGTCTAGTGTACGCACTGTTGGCCAATGCCAACGCCGAACCGTTATTGACGGCCATAAAGGTTGGGAAATTCGTGATCCCAAAGGACGCGTTGAGCATTTCGCCCGTATCGATAGGCAAACCGAGCCCGTTCGGCAATGGCTGACGTTCACCCAAGCTTCCTGCATGATAGCCGCGTGCATAAAAGTTGAGTCGGGGTGATGGCGGCGCGTAATTCCATGTCTCGCGGATAATTAGGTCAGCCGATGGAATCTGCTCAGGCTCATACGTAATCACGGTCCCGTTCAGGCAACTGCATTCGATATAAGCGTAAGGGGCGGTGAGAAACTTTTTGAGATACTTGTAGCGTTCGGGGAGCTGGAACATGTCGCGAAAATTCTTCAGATCGATAATATCCTCATACCTGCTCGAAGAGTTTGCCACATTGCCGGTCAAAAGCCAACATGACCCCGACCATTGCACGTCCTGTCCGAACAGTTTCGGATTTTTGACGGCATGGTTTTCAAGCATTTTTGTTGGAACGGTTGGCACCATGTAGATTCCGCATATGCCTTGCGTTGCCCACGGTTTCGTGGAACCTGCCCCGAAGAATCTGAAAATGTCGGCCGTATTGTCGAGATAGTAGAGTTCCGTTCCGTTCATCTGGTTTTCAAACGTACTGCCGGTGGCACTTTGCACGATGGGAGCGTCTTTGGTGCCGGCGTCGGCTTCCAGTTTAACGGTGGTGGCAATGATAATGCCATACGAGTAGTCCGAGGTTGATTTAGCCCCCATTAATGGATGCCATGATTCATTCGTGAGTACGGTGCATTTTCCCGTGTCGAGTCCTTCGGGTAGATCGAGATAGGTTTTGCCCCAGTCTTTCCACGCGTTTTCGTTGGCAACCCCCACATGCCCCCTTTCAACATAGGCGTTGCCCAACTGGATATCATGCTGGAAACTCTGCCACACATCCAGTTGAATATTCAATTGTGTCGTGTTGGCGTTCACGTAGCCACAGGTTTGCACGAAATAATACCAACTACGGGGGGTGTCGAAATCATAGTCGTTCGTTGCGATCAAGTAGTTGTATTGGCTTGCTTGCGCAAAAGGCACTGGCAGCCGTACCGGCAGACCGTATTTCGCCATGGTGCAGTCGGTAAATTCGATACCCTCCAACCGGTCGAAATAGTCCTTCTGGGATTGCCTGTCCCATTTAACGATATCCCTGTACCCCATGTCCCACGGCACGTTGCAAAGTTTAAAACGGGTGTTTGGGGTCCATTTTGCGTATGAAAAATTGACGGACAAGTCGTTTGCGCTCATAAAATCCTCCTAAAAACAATAGGTGCGAGAATTATCCTCTCGCACCTATTTTACCTGCTATCGCCTAATGTCAGCCGGTGACTGTGATCCGCGCCGTCCCCTCCGCTCCTGCAAACTTTACAGTGACGTTGGCCGCTCCTACACCGGTTCCGGTTAATACGCCGTTAGGGGTGATGGTCGCGTACTGGGGGGCTACTGACCACGTGGCGAGATTGGTCACGTCAGCGGTGTTACCGTCCGTCTTGGTGGCAATGGCCTTGAGCGTGATATGTGCGCCGTTCTTTACCGTTTTTTCGCCCTGAATTTCAAGGGATTCGATGGCTCCCGTCTTCCATCCGCCGAGCCAAGCGCCGACAACCGGAACGGACAGTGCGGCGGAAACCGTCTGGTCGATTTCGGGGTGGGCGGGGTCGATGTAGGTGGCCTGAGCGGTGACCTTGAGGATTTCGGCGGTTTCGTCAAGGCCGCAGCGCAGAATACCCTCGTTGTCGATCGAGGTGAACTGGGAGGTCGCACCCTCAATCTTATATTCGATGCCGACTGGCTGGAAGCTTGCAGCGTCCTTGTTGGCGCTTGTGATCTCAGACTCAACCTGCACGAGATCGCCACGGGACACGTTCTTGGGGGTAACCGATGTCTGACCGTATTTCATCACACGCAAAGCGAACTCTGGCGTGGGGGTGGTGAGCGTGTCCGGCAATGTCACGGAGTCAGAGGAGCCTTCGCCCGTCCAAAACAGCACGGCATTGGCGAACGGATTAGGGGTAATCGAACCGCGATGCTTGTAGAAGATATTGCGGGTGCCGTCAATCGGATTCACGGGGGAATTTGTCGTCTCCAACATTTCATCCCAGCAGAAGAAGAAGTCTTCGGTGGTCAGTACGGCCTGCACCTTACCGCCCTGTCCACCAATACCAAACATGTCTTCCGGAATCGGGATAATACGATACGGCACATTAACCTTATCGATGTTAAACGCGGCGGCCAAAGCTTCGACATTCAGCGCGGCGATCACCTGCGGGGTAGCGAATAGGATGGCTTCCGAGTCACGCCACGGCGTCACCCAGCTCATGGCATTGTAACGTGGCATGGCTGACATTGGACTGGCCTTAAGTTCGTTCGCAGTCTGCTGGATGAGACGTAGCAATCCTTTTGCGTCCGCTTCCGTGGAATTGGCCGCGCCCACGTCCGCCGTATGGACTCGATAAAAACCGCCCTTACGTGCATATTCTGCGAAACACTGGGTTTTCATGAGATACATATCGTTCCTATCCGAGAGGATAGGCGCGTTCATGATTTCAGCGATGTAATCGGCCATGCCGCTTTCGCCGTCGAATGCGGTGAGCAAGGCATCTTCTGGGATAGTGACCGGATAGTAGTGGTCGAACGTCAGTGGATGGAATACAGATGTGGTCGGGAGCGAGTAACGCCCGTACACGTCATCGCCCAAGTATTCCTTGTTAAAGTTGCGGGTGCGCGCCTTGACTAGACCAACAGCGGCCTGTTCGTAAGTAGAGCCGTAGCGCTTCAGGGTGCGTGGGGAGCCGATCAGCTTCAGCGGGTCATCCCAATCAGCGTGCTGAATGTACAGACCGATAAGACGCTGAATCAACACACCGGTAAATTCGTCACGCAAATATGGGAAGTTGCGCATGGTGTCCACCGCGTTGCGAATATTGCCCTGCGTGGCCGAGGGGATACGAGTTTGGAACTGGGGAGAGGTGGCGTTGCGCACGGCGTTGAAAATCTCAACATCACCCTTACCGGCCAATGGTCGAATATTGGACATTACTTATACCTTTCTTGTTTAGCTGAACAAATCTTCGATGGAATCGCCGTCGCCGTCGCCGTCGCCGTCGTTATCATTGTCGGACGGGGTGAGGTCATTGTAGCCGAGCGTGTCCATCATGGCCTTGACTGCGGCCAATTCCTTTTCGATGCCGTCAAGTCGTGCGGAAACGTCCGGCTCCTGCTTCGGTTCCGGCTCCGGCTCTTTCGGCTTGACCTCATCGTTCACGGTTTCGGTCTGCTGTTCCTCTTCGGTCGGCGGCGGGGTAGTGTTTCCCTCGCCGTCATTATTCGGGTCCGCCATACAAAACTCCTTACGTCGGTAGTGTTTCCGCTAAAATTATATCATGTGGCGAGAAAACAAATGACCCCGCAATCACGCGGGGTCTAGCCGTCCTATCAGAGCGCAAAGGTGATAATCGTAGGGCACTACCGCCACGATAGCAAGTCACGGTCGGCGGCATTCTCAGCCGAGGCAGTCCAACCTGTGTCATTCCCAGTCGAAAATCGACGCTCACAAGACAATATGTATTATAGCATGACCATTGTTCCGTAATCGTCCACGACTTGCACACCATGCCGGAACCGTTCGTAGGGGATAGGCTGTGAGAACATGTTTCCGGCCATACACACGTCAACCTCCCCGTCCTCCCTCCATCCTTGATATCGGTTCACACCGAGAATAGTCAGTTTTTCGTACCGTGCGGCGATCTTCCACTTACCCAGTTCAGTCGGGTGGATGTCGCATGACCGTACCGGTTCCCAACCACTCAAAATACAACCGTCCGTATTGGCATACAGTAGCCGACCTGAGTTCTCATGGCAGACGGTCATAAGCTTTTTCCTCGCATATGCGTTCACCCATACGGGTACGGGCAGATAGTCGGTTTTCAAGTTCGATTCCTCACGCTGGGCAACATCCCAGTCCAATGTAATACCGTCTCGCGAAGTGGGGAGCATGACGGCACCCTTGGGTAAGCTAGCCATTTTCCCGACCAGAGCGTTCATGATCAGTTTCGCCATCTGCCGACTTTCGCCCGTCGCCCGCTGTTTCAAGTCGCCCCATTCATCGATGAACGAACGAAAAAAGCCCTTGGAGCGTCTGAACTTCCAACCGCGCACATGCTTGTATACGGTGACGTTGTAGTTTTCGCAGAGTAGTTCTTGGTCAATGTCAGTGAGTATGCGTGTGACATATCCACGGGTGGAAGTGAGCCTATTAAGTCCATAGACACTACGATTGTCTAGCAAAAATGGGTATCCGTCCGGTTTGAGTTCCGCGCGGAACGTGATTTCGTCGCAATGCAAGGGCATGTCGCTGTCTTCTTCATATTTGCCTTCATACGGTTCTGGTTCGCCCCATGGTAACCATTCATCCCGTAGAATGCTCGGATACATGGAGTTGCAGTCAACGTCAATGGCCTTGTCATATGCCCCTTCTTTTGCGGTCATGAATCCGCCAATATAGGCGTCGTGCAATGATTTTTTATCCTCGGGTTTCAATTGTGGGAATTTGTCGTAATACCATTTCCACTCACCTGCCACGAACGCTTCCATACTCGCACCGCCTGCCGTAATCTTACACAGGCCACGGGTATCGTATTCACGCAGAATATTGAGCAGTTGCGTGTCGGTCATGGTGAGTCGGCAGTTTTCGCGCAAAAGATTTGATATGTCGAAAAATCGTGCGGAATTGTTACGGTCGATACGCGCCGTGAAGCTGAAAAATTTTCCCTTTTTGGACACTATGGCATCCCAGCTCAGGTTAGCGTTGTGTTCGTTGTGGGGCAATGCGTGTACGACGTGCGCTATAAAGGGGTCGAGCAAATCTGGATCAGTCACGTAGACGGTGAGTTTGCCGCCTGTCATGATGGACGACAAAAGGCGATTAGGTTGGATAACATCACGCAATGCGGTTCCGCCCGTGAATCGTATGACGTTATCCGCACACCATAATCCCACCCTATTGTCTTGCACTGTCATAGTATAACTTCCCTTGATTGCCGATCGCTACTTTTCCAGTGCGCCCGCTTCCGCCAGCCACCGGTCGAACTGCCGCCGTGAGCGCTGATATCCCTCGCTGTTGTCCCGGAACACCGACGTGAGACCGTGGCGGACGGGGTCATATACCGTCCAATCGAACACGATACGGGGGGCGTCTGTCTGTTCGATGAACGCGCGTTTTTGCGCGGCTGACAGTTGACGGAATCGTTTCAACCGTTTCGAGCCGAGCGTGGTAGCCAAGATTTTCTCGAACACTTCGTAACGTCCGCGACTCATATAGGACGGCCACTCATTTTCACCGTACAAGTCTTTACTCTTTTTGCCTGTCCCCTGTTTTGTGGACTTGCGTTTCCGTTCGGTGCGCAGTCCTAAGATTTCGGCTGCATCATGCATTTGCTCAAGCAGCTCATTACGGTGACCGCTCTCCAATTGGGAGCGCACGAACGCTTCATCACTCAGGACGTTTGTCATTTGCAGAAAATCCGTGAGTTTTGATGGGATGATTTGGGTACGTCCGAAACCCTCGCCCGTACTGCCTTCAAGTTCTGCCACGCGCTGATCAAACACGCTTCGCTGGGGCATGGCTTGCGCCTTGTTCCATTCGTTGATCTTCTGTCGTGCCGCGTTGATTTTCCGTTGCTGTTGCCTTAAGAGTTTGCGCCGTTTTGCCACCGGTTCCGCGTCGATTTGCGCATTGGTGATGGGCGTGCGCTGGGCAAACATGTAATCTTTTTTCGTCGGCTTTTCCACGGCAGTAGCGTGATAAGGGGTTGCCTTCGCTTCCGCTATGGCCTGTTTCTTCTGCCGCTCCCATTCCTTACCTAAGGTTTTGGCGATATTGACTAATTGCTGGTCTGCAGTTTTGGCGAGATTCGAGTGGGAGTAAGCGCCAAGCTGTTTGATGTTACGCGCGGCGCGGGCTTGCGCGGCCTGACGTGCCTTAATATGCTTCTGCTTACGGCTTCGGGACATAATGCGCACCCTTTTAGATGGAGAGAGCACCCAAAGTGGGTGCTCTCTATGAACGAACGCTACTCAGTTATTATAGCAAGTTCACTTGGTTTCCTGATCATCCACCGGCTCAATGCTGAAAAACTTGAAGCCACGACGAGAACGGCGTTCCACTACCTTGATAGCCAATGGCGCTTCCCAAGTGTTCGGGGTTCCGAAGATGCCGAACATGGTGTTCAGTCCAGCGGCGAGAGTGGGGGAGGTGGCGGCGTACGCCTTGTTATCATCGGTCACGATGATGACACGCACGGTGCTGGAGATTTCGCCCGTCTGATCGTCCGTGACTTGTACGGCCTGTGCGACTGCGTTCACCATGTTCAACGGTTCGTTGAGGTGTTCGTCGAGCTTTTCGGCGTTCTGCAATGCCGAGTAGAGCTTGATCTTGCCTTCGCGGGTGGAAGTGTCGATAAAATGCTGGACGGTACCGAGTTCGGTGGATTCGGTATTGAATGCGACAAGTGCGGTGTTGGTGTTTTCCATGATATTTACCTTCCCTTATGGTTATTGTTTTTTGTTTTTAGGCTTATGCCTAAAATCTTTTATATCACATGCCGTCATTATTTTCAATTTCGGCGTGTCGTTTGTTTGTGTGTTCTTCTGGGTTCCATTCCTGCGGTTCCTCAAAAGTCGCATACTTGTAAAAAGTTTCCTCATTCATGGACACTTTTTGAGAAAAAATGTTGATAGACCGTGGGATGAAATTCGGGAACAGTTTCTTTGCACGAATCGAATACGCGCGTGCGTCCTTCAAGCGTCCGTCGATAACGTGCTCTGCTTCCAAGAAGTCACCGTCCACCAATTCCATACCCTTAAGTACCGCATATACGCGGGTTCGGAAAATGTCGGTTTTGGTTCTAGCCAATTTTTACCTCCCTTGCAGTAAGATTTTTTCTAACTCACTGTCATTATAGCGAGTCGTGTCCAGTCTGTCAAAATTTTTAAACACGGCAATAATAAGGTTTTGCGCTTGCGGACTGTCAAAAACCGTGCAACAGTCATACGAGGTGGCACCCTTGACCGCACAGACAGCACACCATGCAATCAAGTTTGGCGGATTCACCGTGCCGTCCAAATATTCCACGTCATACGTGCGGGACAATGCGGCGGCGAGTCCATCACCAATACACATGCTTCCACAGATCTGTGAGACAGTGATCACCGCTTGCGTAAACCATGCGCTAGGCGCTTCCCGCCACAGTTCGCACAGCATATTGACCGCCCTACAGCACGATTCAAAATCACCATAACCCATATCATACCGTTTCAAATTCAATTCACGGGTATGCCCCCGCGTAGCCTTGACGATACGAGATGATTCCATGATCGCATCATCAAACCGGCGCAGTCGATATATTGGCGTGCGGTCATCCCCACGGTTAAACATAATACCTTCTTTCCACCTTAAAATATGCGATATTCCTCGTGTGAGAAGACACTGCCGCCCACTTACGTACCAGCTCGACGGCTTTATCATAAGAGGTGGCGTAGCCGACTTCGATAGGGGGGTTATCGCCATGTCTGAGATATGCTAGCGCAACAAAGGATTCATACATGATTAAAACTCCAACTCTTCCTCGCCGGACTCGGCACCAAATGACCACATATCTGCCCACACGCGAACGTTAGAACAACGCTTCGGGGGGGACAAAGGTCTACGTTTATTCTTCACCCCCGCCCAAAACGCACGCAAGCGCCAGTAATAATCAGCATAGGCACAGTCCTTGCAGACCCACGAATAGAGCCAACCGCAAAAATACATGACTAATCCCTATCCAATAGTGGGGTTCGGGCAATGCCGATAGCATCCAACATCAAATCAACCACTTGGGAGCCGTCCCCCGCATCATACGCACACAAGGCCGACCCGCCACACACCCCGCCACACGGTGTACGGAACTGGACAGCATACCTCAGCTCGTACCGTTCACCATGAGGACAAAACCACAATTCCACACGTCCCCCCACAAACGGGGAGTCAAACGTAGCGACTTTCATATCAGTCTTAACCATTTTCAGAAACCTTTCACTACAAAAACCAATACAATAGCCACAGCTACGACAAGCATAGCCAAAAAGCAGAACACGTCACAAGCAGCACGCGGCAACTCGCAAAACACTGTAGCAGCCATTGCAAGGAACAACGCGGAAAGAATACAGACAGCAACAATCATGCCAATCATTATACCAACACCACCTTAACCATTCCAACCATAGTACCATCAAGGTCAAACGTGGCATTATCAATATCAACGCTCACATCCATGCCCTCATAGGCGGCACGAATATGAGACAGAACACCGTCCAATGAAGCCTTAAGAGTAGACGTGTAATGCTTCCTACTCGGCTTCACACAATCAGGCAAAACCTCAAACACCTGAAAACCATCATTAGTAATAATAAAATACCACATGTCAATTCCCCTCTTCAATTCACCAATCAACACAAGCGCGTGCCATCAATTCACGCACTTCCTCGGCATTAACGCCCAATTCCCCTGCGATTTGCTTATAATTTTCCATTTTATTTTTCCTTTCCCTTGAAGTTGATAGTTACATCATAACACAAACAAACAAACGACACGCCCAAAATAAAAAAACTTGACAGGCGGGCGTAAAAAAAACATAATAGGACCGTAAACAAAACA